CAAGCCCCCGGTATCGTATTTACGGGTATGCGTAGCCCTACTCGTAACCCTTGGCCTGAAAACCCCGCGGGAACGGGTGTAGCCCTACCTGAGGTATGGGCTAAAGACGAAACACAAGACGAATACTTTTTCCCCCTTATTAGTTATGGTAACTTCCCGGCGTTTCTTGACCCTAGTATCTGGGGTGCTGATCCACCGGATAACCCGCTACAGCCCGGGATAGAGGTAGCCGATAGCAAGGGGCTACGTGCGGGTGCATTGCTACTAAACAATAGCCACAGTGAAACGCACCTAGACTTTACCAACTTTCGGCCCTGCTGGTATGTGCGGCCATTGCTTAGGCGAATTTTTGAGGATGCAGGCTATAGCGTAAGCGGACAGTTCTTTGACGTAACCGACCAGCGGGCACCCAGAAACCTATGTGTCCCATACACCGGCAAAGATGGGGCTGAATGGAACTGGCGGTTGCTGGGAAGCTACAAAGAACGGCACACGGCGGGTATCGCATACCGAAACGTGCCATTCGTTCCGCTTGGCAGCGTTAGTAATTTAGGTATGTTTTATGATCCCCTTGTGCCCACAAGCCAGGGTGCGTTTGCATGGGCACTAATGGTGCCAAACAATAACTATAGCCTAAGTTATGACTACTCTAATGGAGCGGCAAGGTTCACCTATTTAGGCCCAGATCCCGGCAATGGATCGAGATCGGCGCATAGCCAGTGGACGTGCCTTAAGGATGGTATGTATACCCTTCGCTATTTTGGGCGCATAGCAGACGCTACTTACACTCAATTTATTCAGGTTTTCCCGGTTGTAACCCGGGGGGTTATCGCCCTACGCCGTTTTGATGGACCTAGCGCAATAGGAGGTGCGGGACTGGTAACGCTATCTGATGAGACAGGCATAACGGACGGGGGGCTTCTAGCAAACGGCACTACAAGCGATACCAATCTGCTGGTCTGGGACTTTTTCAATACACGGAAGGCGGGTGCATCCGCAACCCCCATAACCGATACCATTAGTTTGGAGTACACGGGTACCTTCAAAAAGGGGGACGCGGTTATGCCATTCATGTTTTTGGATGCAGACAATAACCAAGGGAATAACGATTGGCGGGTAGTTATCGAATCAGGCCAGCGGTTCGAAGTGGTGCAGTCTGGGCTAGGGCAAACAGAGAGTCCGGAACTGCTATACCCGCAAAGTTTCCTGCCAGATATGGATCAGCTAGACTATGTAAAGGCTCTAAATGATTTGTTTGGCCTAGTCATAACTGCTGATAGTGCAACCCGATCGGTTTCGATTGACTATATAGAAGACTACTATTTGCCTGCCAGCCAGGGTGTAGATTGGACGGATAAGGCGAATATAGAAACGATCGTAACGGAACCTAACGACATGCCCGCCCGCTTGGAGTTTAACTGGGAAATTGAGAAAGACGACCTGATTGTAGACCCCAATAGCCAAAAGGTTAGCTATACGTACCTAACCAGCATCCCTACAGCGGACGGTAAACAAGAAATAGCATTGCCCTTTGCCTATACGGGCAACAGAACGTTTACTATCTGGGACGGCAATAACATTCGGGGGTTGCTATTACTTGCCTGCATCCACAACAAGGATGCAATTGGGCAAACGCTAGGCGAACTAGCGGATGGTAGCGAAACAATCGAATATGATTATGAGCCTCGCCTTTTAGTAGGGGTTCCAACACGAAGTGTAACGCTATGGATAGAGGGTGAGCAGTTTAGCGTAGTGCCCATATGCGTAGCCGAAACCGACCGATTGGGCTGGTATATAGCCCCACTTGCATCAAACCCCGGGGGGCTAGCTAGTGGGCAATACGCTAGCGGGTACAGCGAACGGATACAGCGGCTGGAGCGCGGATACAAAGCAGAGGTTGAGGCCATGCTAACGCCTTACGATCTGGCTACGTTGGACTATCGAAGGCCGGTTCTGATAGCCGGGCAAGCCTACTATGTTATTGAGGTGGACGCTTACAACCCCGCGGAGCCGAAACCGGTAAAAGTAAAAATGATACGCTACTAATGGCAAGCAACACCAAGGTATTCGAGCTGCAACTGAAGGGAGCTGATAAGGCCGCTAAAGACCTAAACGCTGTAGCCAAATCGGTTGGCACTACCGCCAACCAGTTGAGCAACATACAGCAGGCGATAGCCAAGCAGATCGTAGCGACACAGAACAGCACGAAGGCACTGCAAGAGCAGCAGCAGGGGCTAAGCAAGACTAGTGATGAGTATGCCCGGCTATCCGCCGAAATAGAGAGCAACGAGCGGGCGGTAGCTACCCTAAACAATGCGTTAACCGAAACAACCGAATTCGCCGGCGATTCCTTTGAGCAGCTAACCGCGCTGAACAAGGCACTGGACGGGGTTCCCATCGGCAGCAAGGCGTTCAATAGTTTAAGCAAAGAGGTATTCAAATTTGAGCAGCGGGTAGAAGTAGGCAAGCGCGGGCTAAACGAAACCGTTGGTATTGTAGCTGGGTTTGGAGCGACAGCAGTGGGCGCATTCTCGCAGGGTGCGGCTGCCTTCCAAGCGTTCGGCGGGTCGGGTGAAGACTCCCTTGCAATCATCAAAGACCTCGAAACCGCCACTGCCATAGCGGGTGCAGCACAAGGCGCGGCAACCCTAATAACAGATGGATACACGGCGGCCATAGCAGCACAAAAACTAGCCGTTGTAGCGGCTGATAAGGCAACAAAAATATGGAATGCCACCCTATTACTGAACCCCGTTGTAGCCATAGCGGCGGGGGTTGTGGCTTTAGGCGCGGCGGTGTACGCGCTAAGCGAGGCTTTTAGCGAAAGTGAGGGGGAAACCAAGGCACAAACAAAAGCACTAAATGAACTGACTGAGGCGGAATTGAAGGCCCGCAAAAGCACGAATGACCTAAGCACCAGCAGGCTGGAACTAGCCCTACAACTTAAGCAAATAGAGCTGCAACAAAAGGGGCTAAGCGGCACTGAGCTGCAAGCCGCCTTACTGCAAGAGCAGATAACCGCCAACATCCAAAAGCGAAAGGTAGCGATAGACAACTGGCGGGTAGCGCAACGGGGCGTGAACCTAGCCCTAAAGCAGGAAACTGAGGAAACGATTAAACTACGCGAAGAGCAATCCGGTTATTTTGCCTCGTTTGAAGATGAAACCGTGGCGCGTGCAAATCGAGCCAAAGCGCGTAAATCTGAGATTCTTCAAGAAAATGAAGCGCGGCAGGGCCAGGTAGACGCGCGTAAGGCTGTGGCTGATTTGGATCAAGAGGGGATCGAACTGGAACGGCAACTAAGGGAGGCACGGGCCGCTAGCGCACAGGCCAATACGGATGCAGCCATAAAGCGGTTAGACAAAGAGCGCGAACAGTACAACAACTTAGCCGAAATACGTAAGCTGGAAAGCAGCCTAAGCGAAGAGAGGGTGCTGGAGATAGAGCAAGAGCAGGCGCGGCAAAACCTAGCGTTTGACCAACGGCAGGCTAAACTGGAAGGTGCCTTCTTTGATGAGCAGCGCATCGAGCTATTGCGCCGCCAGCAGGCTAAGGAAACCGCCGCGCTGCAAGCCAAGCTAGCGGATGAGGATACTAAGCGGCAGGAAGAACAGCGGGCAAAATTAGAAGCGGAGGCCCAAGCCGCGGCTGAGGCAGAGCGCACTCGTCAGCAGCAGATACGGGAGGAGCGGGAGGCGTTAACCGACCTTGAGCTTCAGTTAGCCCTAGCCAATAATCAGCGGCTACTTGATAGTGACGAGGTGGCGGGTGCGCAGCGCATTGCCCTAGCCCGGCGCGTGGAAGAGCAGCAGATCGAGATAATCCGCCGCCGCTATGCAGCCGAACGGGCACTAGCCCAAACGGCACTTAAGGATAACGAGATAGCCCTTGCAGAGAGGCTAAAGCAATTGGCGCTAAAAGAAGAGGCCGAGATAGCCAGCATCGACACTGTGGCCAAGGCTCAAGAGGCCGATGCTGCCAAGACCGCCGAAATGCAAAAGGCCCAATTGGATGCCGGGATAGGCGCGGCCCAGCAGCTGGCAGGCCAGATAACCGCTATCCTTGACGCGGTTAATGCCCAGCGCATAGAGGCTCTGGATGCCCAAATAGAGGTAAGCACGGAGCGGCTGGCACTCTTTGACGAGCGAGTGGCTGAAAGTCAAGATCGGATAGCGGAGCTGGAGGCCAACCTGCTGGATAGCAACGCCGCACAAAGCGATCAGATAAAGGCAAATCTGCTGGCAGAACAGGATCAGGTAGCCGCCTTGCAAGCGGCACGCGAAGAAGAGGCGGCTGTAACGGCTAAACTGGAACGCGATAAGCTGAACCTGCAACGCAAGGCGGCAAACCAGAAAAAAGCATTCGACGCATTCGGCGTGGTAACCAGCACGGCTCAGGCAATTATGGGTGCACTTGCCCAAACAGCCCTGCTAACGCCAATCGGCGCGGGCATCCTAGCGGCAGCTTACGGTGCAGTGGGTGCCGCACAGTTGGCAACTGTATTGACCGCTAGCCCCGGGTTTGCTGAGGGCGGGTATACTGGGGACGGCGGCAAATTTGAGCCTGCTGGCATTGTGCACCGGGGTGAATATGTAGCCCCCCAGCAGGTAGTGCGCCACCCAGAGGCCCGCCCGCTGATCGGCAGGCTAGAACAATTGCGGGTACGCGGTTATGAGCAGGGAGGTATGGTGGGCGGGGCCGCGGTTGGCGGTGTAAGCAGCGCAATAACCAACGTGCAACAGCAAGTAGCGCAAACAATAGTTGTGGATGTGCGTAGTGTTGTAGACAAATCCGCCGAAAACGCGACTGCTGAAGCCCTTGCCACTCTATAGTTAGTATAAAATTTGTATTTTAGCGTAAATTAATTATAGGGATGGAACCGGAAAAGCTAGACGATAGCCTGCCAATCTACTATATGACC